GTCAACTTTGGAAAAATTCGGGCCTACATGAGAGGTTTTTGCATGATAACGATGATTTGCGGTCTGATCGGTGCCGGAAAGAGCACATACGCATTGAAACACTTCACGAACGTGACGGACCTCGATGCGATGCGGGGCCTGACAAAGTCAGACCAGATTCGGCAGACGATGAAGCTCCATGGCAGTGGGGAAGATGTGGCGCACATCACATGCTTCCCGACAATCGAAGAGGAAGTGATGTTGAAGAACATCCCGCGGGATGAGATCCGGTTTGTCTGGATCGACACGCCCCCGATCCAGTGCAGGAAGAATATCATACAGCGCGGACGCCTCCGGGACACGCAGGATCTTGGCAGGGTACTGGCACTGAATGCGGAGTACTACACGCGGCTGTCCTCTTCCAGGATAAAGTTCGATCGGGTGCATCTTTTTGATGATGACGAGAGGTGGTAGCCATGACACAGAGCGAAGTGAAAAAATCTCTGATCGATCAGCTTCGGCAGCAGGGAAAAGAAACACCGTATACCCTCGCTCTGGTTGACGATTACATGCAGCACTATAAGGCGGTCAAAAAACTCTGGCAGGATGTAAACAGGCGCGGCGTAAAGGTGACCTGCATCAATACGAAGGGATTCGAGGTTGTCCGGGACAACGAAAGCCTGGGAACAATTCAGAAGGAGCAGATTACCATGCTGAAGATGCTGCAGACACTGAAGCTGCAGGACCCGGTCAAGGCAGAAAGCAACGATGATTATCTGTAATGAGATCGATGAGTACATCAGATATGCCGAAGAACATAAAAGATGGATCAACCGGGACCGCATTCTTATGATCGACAATGTTGTCAAGCCGCTTCTGCAGCGGGAAGACCTCTATTTTGACGCGCAGACTTATGCTGACTGCATCCGCTTCTGCGAAGCGAATTATTATCCGCTGTTTCCTTACCAGAAATTCATATACGCCTTCGTCTTTATATACTCAGGAGAAGATAAGGCTTTTCCGTACTTCAGAAAATTCATCATCATGATGGGGCGCGGAAACGGGAAGGATGGATTCATAGTCCCCCTGGCGAATTTCCTGCAGACGCCGATCTATGGAGTGAAGAATTATCACATAGATATCGTGGCCAATGCGGAAGACCAGGCGCGGGACACCTTCAAGGTTGCCTGGAACATGCTGGAGGACAGAAAGACAAAGTTCCGCGGCAAGTTCCACTGGACAAAGGAGCTGATCACCAACACGGCGACCGGATCAGAGATGAAGTTCAATACATCTAATGCCGGGACGAAGGACGGCAAGCGGATCGGCTGCCTGATCTTCAACGAGCTGCACGGCTACGAGGATTACTCGCAGATCAATGTCTTTGAATCAGCTCAGGGCAAGATTGAACACCCGCGGGAATTTATCATCACCACGCAGGGATATGTCCGGGACGGCCCGCTTGATGACGCGCTGGCTCTGTGTAGCGAGATCCTGAAGACCGGAGAGAATGAACTGAGATGGTTCCCATTCCTCTGTCGGATCGACAATGAAAAGGAAGTCGACGACCAGGAAAGCTGGCACAAGGCGAATCCCTCATTGGAATATATGCCGCTTCTGGAGAACACCATAAAGATGGAGCATCTCGAAATGAAGCGCCTCGGATCCAAGCGTCCGGAGTTCCTGACGAAGAGGATGAATCTGCCGGCGTCGCGGGAGGAGATGACTGTCACCAGCTGGGAAAACATCCTGCGGTGCTGTTACTCTGACATCGAGACAAGGGCGCCGCGCCTGACTCCGGATACCAACGGGAACTTCGCGGTGGTCGGCATCGACTATGCAGATATCAGGGACTTTGCTTCAGCTGGTGTGCTGACAAAGACGGATGATGATGAATTCATCTGGCGGCAGCACACATGGATCTGTCAGCAGAGTCCTTTTTTCGAGAACATCAAGTTTCCGATCGCCAATGTTGGCCAACCTGAGTTTGATGATTTCGAAGTGGTTGACGGGCCGGTCATTCCTCCGCAGGCAATCGTTGACTATATCGTCCGGGAATACTGCGGGAATTATACGGTCCTGAAGATAGCGATGGATACATATCGCTTCTCGCTGTTCAAACAGTTCTTCCAGGAATACGGGCTGACATTTGAAGACCGGCAGAATCCGAACGGGATGATCAGGCTGATAAGAAAACTCGGATCCGCGACAGGAATCATTGCGCCGTTCATAGAACAGTGCTTCGCAGAAGGGCGTATTAATTACGGGCTTTCCGCAATCATGCGGTGGTATACAAACAACGTGTCGGTAATTACCGACAGATTCGGAAACAAACAGTTTGGAAAGATCGAACCGAAGCTGAGAAAAACTGACGGCTTTATGGCGTTCGACGTGGCGATGTACTGCAAGGATTCCCTTGAAGTACAGACGATATTTATCTGAGGTGAGCTATGGGCTTTTTCAGTTGGCTTTTTAAAAAAGATGACGGGACCCTGCAGGACTATATAGAGGTCCTGTCTGAGGAAATGGCGAAGCTGAACGCGTCTAAGTTTGCCATTCAGAAATGCGTCGGGATCATCGGCAACGCGATCGCGAAGAGCGAGATCATCATCCAGGGGAAACAGGGACTGCGGTATGACGAAAATTATTACCGGCTGAACATCTCCCCGAACGAAAACGATCATGGGACGGAATTCTGGTCGAGGGTTGCCGGGAAGCTCCTGCTGGAACAGGAATGCCTGATCGTACCGGTCCGCGGGATGTATTTCATAGCGGATGCCTGGACGGAATCAGACGATGTGATCCGCCCGCGGGAGTACTCGCAGGTCACGATCAGCGCGGCAGGAAAAACAGCTTCTCTGAACAAACGCTTTAAATCCGGTGACGTGATCCACATCCGGCTCCCGATGCCGGCGCGGAGGCTTGAGTATTTTAAATCTGTTTCGGCTCTTTATGACAAGGCGGTCACGATGGCGTCACAGGTTTACAGCCTTTCGCATGTGCCGAAATGGGGCGTCACGCTGTCAACGACTGCGCGTCTGGTGGAGAAAGCGGAAGACGGAACGCAGAAGCAGCTGACCGGTTCGGAATATGTGCGGCGGATCCAGAAGATCCTGACATCCGATGATATCGGAATGATTGTGCTTCCGGACGGGGTCGACCTGAAACAGATCCAGGCTGAAGCCGGAGACACCAGTTCCGACTCCCTCAACCAGGCGATCAAAGCGTCAGAGGAAGCCTGCGCGAGGGCGTTCGACATTCCGGTATCTGTATACTTCGGCACTATTCAGGACAGGTCCGACGCTACCAATGAGCTGATCACTTACGCGGTCGGGCCGGTGGCGGAGGCGATCAATGACGCGCTGAACTCCGCCCTGGTTGGGAAAGATGACTATATCAATCGCAACGAGCGGGTAATGGTCTTCATGGCGAGATTCAAACACGTCGATATCATCGACAGTGCGGATAAGCTGAGCAAGATGCGGGGCGACGGATGGACGCTTGACGAAATCTTCCACCTGATCGGCTATCCGGAGATGCACACAGACTTTACTACTACGAGAGCTCTGACGAAAAACTACTCTACCACGGACGGCGCGTCCGATGGCTCTGCAGGATCGTCTGAATCTGGGAGCGGACCCTCATCCCGCAAAACACCGGACGAAGGCCCGGAGAAAGGAGACAAAGCACGATGACCAAATTCTGGGAATTAACAGCAGCAGGCACCGAGGATGCTGATCTGTATATCTTCGGTGACATTGACGCATGGGGGAGCTGCGGAGACAAGGAAAATCCTGACCGCAACGCTTCCGAAATCGTCTCTGCGCTGAGAGATCTGAAGACGAAGAATCTGACCGTTCACATCAACAGCTATGGCGGAGATGTGAAGGAAGGCCTGGCGATCTACAACACGATCAAAAACAGCGGCCTGAATGTAACCACAATCTGTGACGGATTCGCCTGCTCGATCGCATCCGTCATCTTCATGGCGGGTGAAAAGCGCATCATGAATGATGCTTCCCTGCTGATGATCCATAACCCTTGGACGATAGCAGTCGGGAATGCGGAGGAGATGCGGAAGCAGGCCGATGATCTGGATATCATTGCCCAGGCATCCGTGGAAGCCTATAAGGCGAGTTCCTGCCTGCTGGATGATGAAATCCATCAGCTGATGGACAAGGAAACATGGATCCTGCCGGAGCAGGCTGTGGAATACGGCTTTGCCACCGAGATCAATAAGAAATCGGACGATGGCCTGCAGCAGTCGGCTATCCGTCAGATCATAGAGAAACTCACGGCAAAGCCTGCTGCCAATGAGCAGCGCGACGCTGCCGGAAAGCAGCGCGAAGCTGAATTTTGGAAAAAGCTGGATTCCATCGAGGCGAAATTTGACGCTCTGATGGCCGCGATATCCAAAGATAAACCTGCCGAAACAAAGAAGGCCGGATTCAACTCAATCTTTTGAGAACCCCAAAAAGGAGAAAGACAGACATGAAGAACGATAACATTCAGGAAAAGATCAAAGAGATCTTCGAAAAGACGGAAGACAAGAACGAGGCGGTAATTCAGGCCATGACCCTGATCGCGGAAAAGAACAACGAAGGCCTGATTGAGAGAATCCAGGAAGAGGCTCGCAGAGCTGCGGCTGATGCTGCTTATGCTGAGAGCCTCGGCCTTCACACTCCGACCGCGGCAGAGGAGAAGTTTTACAATATCATCCGCTCCGGCGATATCAGACAGGCTATCACCGCGAATCAGATCGATATCATCCCGGAGGAGACGATTGACAGAACGCTTGATTCTGTGAAGAAGGCTTCCGATGTCCTTACCGTCGTTGATTTCGCGCCGGCGAATGTCAAGAAGTGGATCATCGCGTCCCATACAGGCGCTGCCGTCTGGGGTGAACTGACCAGCGCTCTGGACAGAACGAAAGATCTGACCGCGACGATCAGCACCGTGAACATGGAACTCGGCAAACTGTGGGCTCTGCTCATCATCCCGAAGGCGGTGCAGGATCTTGCGCTGCCGTTTGTTGACAGGTACTTCACCGCGATTCTTGCGGATGCAATGCAGGATGGCCTTGAATACGGCTTCCTGAACGGCAAGGGCCAGACTGTTGCGGAACCGATCGGCATCCTGCAGAAGATCGCCACTCCGGGGACTGCAAAGACGAAGCTGACCAATGTGACCGAGCTGAATCCGGTCGGCCTCGCAGGCGTATGTGCAACCCTGTCCACGAATGACGCAGGAGTTGGCCAGAGACCGGTCAATGAACTGCATCTGATCTGCAATCCGAGTGATTATTTCGCCTATGTTCGCCCGGCAATGCTCGTGCAGAACGAAGCCGGTGCGTGGGTGGATGGCACGGGAATGAACATCACCGTTCATCAGACTGCAAACATAGCAGCAGGAAAAGCTGCTATCGGCGTTCCGCACGCCTATGTGATGGGCATGACCGGCGTAGCCGTAAAGAACTATGACCAGACCCTCGCGCTGGAAGACGCAGACCTGGTTATTGCAAAGGCTTATGCAAACGGCCGCGCTGTTGATGACAATGCCTTCGTGGTATTTGATCCGACCAAGCTCGTTCCGGCAACGCTGAGAGTTAAGGTCAGCGGCACTGTTACGACTCAGGCTTCCACCTGATCAACTAGCGAGGTAGAGATATGGGAAACGGCCTGATCGATGAATTCCGCACTGACTATCAGATTCCTCCCTTCATCTCTGATGACACCCTGCTCCGCTACGCGAATGAGGGCGAGGCTGCACTCAGCAGCCTTGTCCTTACCGCGGACTTCAGCAACGACCTTGAGGCACGTTCTTTGCTCAAGAATTACATGTACTACGCACATAATCACGTGGTAAATGAGTTCTTCCAGAACTACAAGAACGACATCCTCAGATGGCAGTGGGAGCACGAAGAGCAGATGGAGGAAGGCGGCGGGGAGGGAGACGGATGAAGAAACGCATTCAGCACCCGCCGGCATATGTTGACGGCGTATTCTCGCTTTTTGATCTGGTCGATATTCCCGATGAGGACAATCCGGACGCACCGATCCGCAAGATCCGTGCCCGGGCGATGGGCATGATCCCGTTCCGGGACCTGTCGGTGTACGACCGGACGCGCCTGACTTTCCAGCAGGCGGGAGTTGAGATAACACATAAACTGGCCATTCCCAGATGGGACGGCATCAGCACACTGTGTGTCTGCCTGATCAACGGGGAGCAGTACAAGGTCTATAACGTGGCGCAGACAACCACGCGGGACGGATATCCGGAGACAGAGGTAACGCTGATCACGCCCGAAGTGCAGTATGAGGTGGACGAATGA